GGAAACGGAAGATGGTATCGTTGCAGGTGAGGACATGCTATCGTTTTCCTTTCGAAAAAAGGTGTCTCATTTATTTAGTCTTTTATGAAGTTTTTGAATGCCTATAAGAGCTAAATATAGCGGAGAAAATGTTGCATCCATAAAAAATCATATTATACATATAAAAAAGGTCAATCATGGTATTGGTAGACAAAATGTAGACAATTTTAGAAAGCCCCGCATTACTCCTTTGAGCCTGCGGGGCTTTTTGCTTGTCAATTAGTTGTGGCCTTAATTGTCTTACTCATGATCTGCTTCATGATGAATAGAATGACATTCACCCCAAACGGAATAACGACAGAATCGCGGACACGAATCCAGCCGGTTTCGTTTTCTGCCTGTTCTTTCACAGCCTCAGAAAACTTTTCTGCATATTGTTCAATGACAGGAAAGCCCGCCTCTATAAACTGTATTAAGAAATCCTGCTTCGACTGCTCGTTTACATCAAGCACACCGCCTCTCATGCTTTCAAGCAAAGAATCTCGTAGCTCTGTCCACTTACTCATGATCATACCCCTTCCTTGACCTCATAATCCGTTACCCCGCGCGCAATCGCACGGGCAAAAGCATCTTGTCTGTTGCGCAAAAGCTCAGCGTCTTCCTCGTTGTCAATGAACGCCGTTTCCACCAGAATCGCCGGCATGTCCGTATGTTTCAGCACATAGAGATTCGGGCGGTCTTTCAGCCCCCTGTCCAGCGTTCCTAGGCTATCGACGATTTGCGATAGTACATAGGTGGCAAGGCGTCCACCTGCCCGGCTTCCCGGGAATATCTCGACCTCTGTACCGTGTGCATCGCCGTTAAAGGCATTGCAATGAACCGAAATGAAGAAGTCTGCCCCGCTTGCATTTGCCGTTTGTGCAATCTCGCCTAGACTGTCACTTTGCAGGTTTCCAACGACGCTAACCCCGGCCGCCTCTAGGTATCCTTCGACGCGGTCAGCGATCGCCTTTGCCACCGCGTGCTCTTCAAGTCCGCAACCACACGCGCCTGGATCGGGGTTGCCGTTTGGCGCGTGCCCTGGATTTAAAAACACCTTCATGATTTTTCTCCTTTCAGCGCCTCCGCCGCTCACGGAGCACCTTTGAAAACTCCTTAGCTACCAAGTCACATATCACGCGATAACCCGCTTGGTTTGGGTGCATGATATCCCGCCTAAGCCATTCCGTATGGAGCCGCTGCCGGTCAGCAAACACCCCCGAGGCATTCACCGTCGGAATCTCATGCTCCCTGCACCACTCAACAACTGCCGCCTGCATGGTATAAGCGTTCTGCCATATCTTATCTTTCTGCTCAGGCGACGCGGTCGCCGTATGAGACATACGCTCTACCCATTCGCGCGAAATCGGCATATACATGACGTCCAGTACATAAATCCCGTTTGCCATGCACTGATTCGCCATGTCGATACCTGCAACCCCCGTTACCGGCTTTGACGTATCCCAACAGTTATTCCCTCCGCCTGCAATGATTACAATGTCCGGGTCGAGGCTCAGCACATCGCGGTAAAAGCGGTCGCGCATCATCTCGAATGTATCCCCATTCACCGCGCGATTGTAGAACTTATGGCTGGTATAGCGCTGCGCCAAAAGCTCCGGCCATGGCGTCATCCTGCCATCGTCTGTATCCGCGTAATGCCCGTATGCCGGGTTTGCCGCCGCCGAAGAATCCCCCGTCGTCACGATGGTCAAATTGTTCCCATGTTTTAGCCTTTGTGGATTTCGATATTCTGCCATAATCACTCCTATTCCTTATTCTGTTGCGACACAACCGATTTCCCCATGAAACCAACGAGGCCCACAGAGATAGTGTCTTGCAGGCGTTCGTAGTTTCCACTCATGCCGATAGCAGGAAGTGCAACAGTCAAAATAAGCGCAAGAACAAGTCCCGCGCCGATAATTGTATCCACAGAGTGCTTCACGAAATCACTTCCTTTCGTTTTCCAATCTGACATGTGGAAGTTTCCGAAACCGTTCAAATAATTCTTCAACCATACCATTTCCATCTAGCCCTTTATACGCTTGTAGCATCACGGACACATTCTCAACCGTTTGCACCGGCGCAAATCCCTTTTGCTCTGCTTCTAGCATGAGAGAAACAAGGCGATCTTGAAGGACTGCCTGCACCCCGTCTTTTATTGCGTCGGCTTCTTTATGATTTGCCGTGATAGCGTCACGGGCGCGATATATCACCACGCCCGCGATACTACTCACAATTGCTGAAAGCACAGACACGACAATCGCCGCGGTGACTTCCTCTAATTCCATGTCTTACTTTCCCTTTTCATTGAATCAGTCGTCTCGTTCTGGTTCGGTGAACTCACTCCATTCCTCACCGGTGAGCTCTTTGTATTCGTCCTTGTTGAGCCAAGAAGAACCAACGACCCGCCAACACCGCCATTTGTTCCAATAGCCATGTTCATAATAATACTTCACCTTGTCGAAATGCTTACTGTGCTGCATGTTTTGTACCTCCGTTGTCAATAGCTGCCATTAAGAAATCGATATCCCCACGTAAACCCTGAATCGTTTTCTCTTGCGTTTCTGCTTGCGCCGTGAAGAAGTCAACGCTTGCGCTCATGTTACGAACGGTCTTGTCTTGTTCTTCCACACGTGCGATGGCGTATTCTTCCGGCGTCAGCTCCCTTTCTTCGTATTCCCAAAGCTCAGTACTTACACCGTCTGGACTTGTCCATGTGATGCGTTTTATATTTCGCCGCTGGTATACGACAAAAGCGCTGGTCTTTGTGTCAAAAGCCACAGGTTTTTCTTCCTGCGAGCCTTGCACTTTCTTCCAATCCGTCATAAAAAATCTCCTTTCAATATTGAATGTGTCATGTATGGGCAGGCTGAATGAGTGAGAGACCAAAGCTCACATCCCATTTAATATATGTTTTGTCTACATTCAATGCCATAGCGAAAGCACCTAAGGAGCCAGGAGCATGCACAGCACTCGAGTTCATCTCCAAATAATTTATCGAGCCACTTGTTAGGGAACGTCTTGTCAATAATATATCTGAAAAATATGTCGTTTCACTGCCTAATGCGCTTGTAGGAATCATGCCATACTGGCTGCAGCTCACTGCACTAATATATCGATCATCGTGTTGTGATAAGACAATATTCGTATCCATATACCTACTGATATCGCTTGTAGAATATCCTCCATTTTCTGGCGTCATTTTCACATACACTCTTCCATCATTGGATTGTAGCATACCTGCCGTTCTATCCCATGTATAGCCATAAAAATCATCGATATGGAAAACTTTTACGGGGGTTTTTGTATCGGCAGCACTGCCGTAAAAGCGACCGCGTGTGTCGTTTGAACCGAAAGGAATATTAGTCGATGCGTTACCGTTGCCAAATATACTTTGTGTGTTCGTTGACCGTCCTAGCAAAACAAGAAGTGTCCGGATAAGCTCATGTTGGCTCCAAGTATGTGTATACCAGTTGTCCCCATTTGCCTTTGCTGCGACAATCTCTCCATCAGCGTTCAAAGTGCTCAAACTACTTTTCCCGGATAGGCTTCTTGCCTTCGTAGCATTGCCACTAGCTTTATACATTGACCAAGCGAACCAATCCGCGATTGTGCCATCCGCTCTTGTATGTGCATATGCCTTATAGTTCTCATCGTACTGCGTATCGCTAATAATTTCGTACAAATAATCTGCGTCTTCGTAGCGATAGACCCAAACCAGCGGGAAGATTGCCATAGCATTCCCCTCGTAGCTCTCATTCGCAACATCGGACGCCAGACCACTGCCTTTCTTCTTGCTGTAGTCCTTCGGATCCAATTCATAGTCGATGGTGCCGTCATTTTTCAGCATGACGGGCTTATTGCCTGTGACAAACCACTTGTTGCCCCAATCGCCATAGTCGAAGGTACCTGCCGTGAAATTCATTTTGGCGGGGCGCAGCCCTACCGCGTCATAGAGATACTCAACGCGCGCCGAAGGATTGCCCTCCGTCTTTTTGATGCGATAGCCATAGCGGACACCCTGCGATGTCGCAATGGTATAGTCCTTGACTTCTTCGACGTGAACCTTTCTTTTGTTCGAACGCCCTTCTTTCGCCGTGGTGACTTCCCATGTTCCTAAATGCGGTAGATTTGTATGCCATACGCCCGAGTTAATCTCTTTCGGCGTTACTGTTGTTTGTCCGTCTGATACCGTCACCGTGCACCCGATCGGGGTATTTATGGTAAGGTGCGGCGGTGTGCCAAGCCCGCCGTCAGTGAACGTCTGCTTAATGTTCTTTAGCAAGTCGCGGATTTCGCCTTGTGTGTTTTCTGTTGCAATATAAGTCTTCATCATCACATCCACCTCTTTATCTATGTTTCTCCGACTTACAAGCCCCCGCCTTTAGGCGTGGGGTGCTGACGTAGCCTCCTTTTAGGCGTCCGGCGTAATCATGTAAACGCCTTGCGTGTCATAACCAAGGGAAAAGTCTATGGTGCTTGCCGTATCTAATGATACATAACTTCCGACATCGTCGCTTGCTTGCAGGCTCACTACCTTCCATTGGACTGTGCCATCTTCAATGATGTCGCCAATTTTCGCATGGGATAAATCAAGCAGGGGTTCGTCTGTTGTCCCCGAACGAATACAACGAAGGCGGAAGTCATGCCGTGCAAAACTCTTGTCGTATAGCAAATCCCCTTCCCGGTAGAAATGTACACGCTTAACAATGCCAAAGGTGTTTTCAAAAACGTTATTCGTCACAAGCCCTTCTGGATTCACGTTGATGACAACGTTTTCCGCATTGCTAATAACGATGTTCATAGCATACTCAATCGTTTCATGCGCGGCGGCATTTCGGTTGATAACCGTATCCGGCGTGCTGTCCAGATTGACTGCGTATAGGATATCGCCGATATCCGGGTCTTTCGCAAAGAGACCAAGTTCACGCGCTTCAAAGGCGCGGTCAATGGTTGAGGTATCGAGTACACTCATTACCCGAACAGAACTGTCATCATTGATGCTCACGCTGGTTATCTTCAGCGTTTCCCTTGGTTCTTTTAGATCGATAAAACCGGTGACATCTTCCGCGCGGCTCACACCTGTACCAAGCTTCATTTTTGTAAATTCAAGTTTCGTTTGCCCGGCCTCAACCTTTGCTTGTAAGGCAAGTCCGCGCGCGGTGATGATTCCACTGCTCCAATTGCTCACGGTAGTATTACCCCCTTAAATATGTTCACCCCTGCACCGAAGAAATGACGTGCTTGCGTATTCGCGCCTTCCCCTATGGCAGGGAATGTCTCAAACGTTTTATGTGTGGTGACGACATCGGCGACATAAAGCGGCATATGCCCGATACCGCCCCGATTCTTTGCAGGGTATAGATCGACTTGCCGCCGAACAGAAACCCCAACGCCTATTTTCAATTCTGTTTTTAGTTCCAGGCGCAAGATAAGGCGGTCAATCCAAGACCTCAAATTCTTCGTCATTTCAATGGCGCGGTATAGTTCATCGATTCGCTGTATGTCAATTTGCCTGTCATTCACCAACAAACGGACGCGGAAAAAATACGGCTCCCCGCCGTACTCAAACCATTCAGAAACCTCAGCATCGCCCCAAATCGTCGTTATGACTTGCTCAACTGCCGCCCGTGTCCCCTTAATGGCATGCCATCGAATCGAATTTTTCACCAGCGCGCGCCGTACCGCTAAAGGGTACGCGCGGTTATAGAAATCAACGTGAAACTGAATCGCTAAAGCATCAATAAAAGCAGAGGATAAGGAATCTATACGAGGATATATCCCGACAAGTTCCGTGAGAGCGTCAAGCTCTCGCAGACATCGGTCAACCGTTTCGGCGACCTCATGCAGATTCTTCTTGTCTATGGATAGGGGGAGATGCTCGGCAATATTGTAATCGACGCGCCTCACGCTTCTTCACCCCCTGCTATCCTCACATTTATAGTTCCCTCTTGCGCTACAGAATCGCCGCTAACAGGCGTAAAAGTTGGGGCTATGACATCGACACGTTTCACGCCATCAACCGTCATCAAAAGCTGTATTAGCTTAGAGGGTACGATATCCCGCCCAATACGGGACTTTTGCCATGTAACGTACGAAGTCACCGCTTTCGCTGCTTTTTCTTGTACGAATGACGCGTCTGCTTCCTTGTCAATGTAATAGCTTGCATCTATATCATAGCCAACCGATACGGGAGCCTTCACGATTACCTTATCGGTTAGCGGGCGAACCTTGGAGGCGCTTAAGGTCTTTTCCACCTGCGTTAAAATTTCCTGTCCGGGTATCACGCCGCCTTCAAGGAGGGGCACGATTTGAACGACGCCCGGCGTAGGCGAGGTAGCAGAGACATCTTTTATAAGCGAACTGCTGGTATACGTCCAATACTCATAGGCACCGCGTGGCCCTGCTGTTGAAAAATGTTCAGGCGCCTCGAAGGTTCTTTCTCTTAGGGAATCATCGCTTTCGGTATTTGCGCCGCCTTCGGACATTGTCGTATTAACCATTTTTGCAACATAGGCGATGGGGTCTACAATATTTGAGATTTCGCCCGCCTTAAAATTATTTCCAACAGCGCCGATTTCTGTGCATATCGCATGTACGATACCCTCTGTTTCGCCTGCGGGGATCATGAGGTCTTCACTTGTCGCAAACTTAATATTGTTTTGTGTTGCAACGCGCGTTCCGTCTGGAACAACGACTTCATTGCCTAGGGACGCCGAAAGGGTAACCCTTAAGGAAGTATGCGCCGCTGTCGCCTGATTGCGTGTGACACCAACAAGAGCGGCTAGATTGTCTAAATTATCGCCCTCGGAATACTTCAAAAGGTTCTGCTTGCCCGTGTAATTCAAGTTATTTCGCATTTGAACGAGCACATCGGCAATAAACAGCAGGAACAACCGTATAGGATCCGCTAAGGCGGGTGTTCTTCCTGTGATGTTTTGATATGCAGTGAAGACAGATTTCTCAACCGTTTCGGTATCGACATCTACAAAGTCGATGTTCGGTAACTCACTCAGTCTCATACCTATGCACCTCCGACTTACAAGCCCCCAGATTTATCCGTGGGGTACTGACGGATTCTTACCTCTACAACGGGATCTAATTTACCGCTCACGTCGCCTGTAAAGCTTATTTGAACGACTGTTGCGCGCGGCTCATACCGTTTTATCTGCGTGAAGATGGCGCTTGACAAGGCCGCTTGTGCTTTTTGTATGGGCATGTCAACGATATCGGCAGGCATACCAAAGGCACGATCGAGAACGACTTCCCCTCGAATCGTGTTTAACAGTGTCCGCACATTCTGAAGTACTTCCTCAACGACCGAAGACGGTGCAAAGTTAATTCGCTTCAAATCCTTAGCTGTGACAATATAGGCCAAGTAAATCGCCGCCTTTCTTAGAAGATGCCCGTGATGGCATTGCCAATTGAGCCATAAAGATCTACTTTTGTCTTTTCCTCTGTATAGTTGCTGTCGTCGTATTCCTTGAGTTTGACGGATACTTTCGCTGTATGCATTTTCCCTGTTGGCGTGTAATACACATCCGAAAGCGACAAGCTTCTTAGTGTCCAATAGTTTTGACTTACCGGGCGCCCGCCCAATATCAAAGGAAAGACGGCGCCCGTCTCGCACATGGTTTTTAGTTCCTCGTACTGCTTTTTAGGGTCTATACCGTACTGCTTGGAGAGGAATAGGTCAAAGCTCATTTCTTGCAGGTCTGCACCTAAAAATTCACTGACCGGCTTTTTATAAATGAGCTCATGGTCTTGCCAGCGCCCCGCCGTGCTTCGTTCCGTGTTCGAAGGCGTTAAAAAGTAATGGGAAGACGCCAAAAATACAACATCCCCCATATACCCTATATACATATGTATCGCCCCTTACTGTGGTCCCGCCGTAGTTCCGCCGCCCGGGGTAACACCGCCATGGACATGGCTATTTAGGGAAATGCCGCTTGCCACTACATCGCCGCCGCCCACAATGTCGAGCGTGCCCGCGTGGATGGAAAGCTTGCCGCCTATGCGCCAGATGACATCGCCTGTATGATCCAGTACGCGCGTTTTATTCGCGGCGTCTTTCGGCGGCGGGTCTATATTGCTGTAGAACGCGCCCAAGATAAACCCGTCACCGGTGCCCTTGCCTGAAAAGTTCGGTGTCTGTATACATAGAACTTGGTCGCCAATCGCAGGCATGTAAAAGTCTTTCGTTGACTTTGTACCACGCTGCAATACCATCAGTTCAGCGGTCACCTTGCCTTCTTTATCCTCCCGTGTTACACGCGCTGTCCCTGCCGCCGGATTCTGTTCACAAACAACGCCGTAAAAAAACATGTTTTCTAAGGCTTGCTTGGTCTTCGGTTCAATATCCATCCAGACACCTCCTCATATCGATTGAACACGTATAACCGCCGGATATTGCATGCTGTACCTTCGTGATAATATATTTCCCGCTTGCCTTGCCAAAATTCTTTATCTCGACGAGCATACCCGCCGCATAGATAAAATCGCCGTATAGGGAAAAGTTCGCGGTTAACTCTTCCTTGTTCTTTTCCCTTAGGCGCTTTTTGGCAAGCCTTTCTGCTTCGGCGGTATCCTTCACCTGCTCATTCACTTCAAGCGTCTTTCCCTTGTCGCGATTTGGTGCTTTGAAAGTACCTTCGATGACAGCGCCCTTCTTGCCGTCTTTGTAGCGGACGTGACAAGAACTATAGACATCGCGCGTTTTGGCTGTAATTCTGTAAGAAAAAAAGCTGTCAACCTCTTTCTTTTTATCGCCGCCGGTCTGCTGTTCGTCTTGTTGTTGTTGATCCTTCGTGCCGGGGTGGTAAAAAATAATTGCTGGCTCGCCTTTTTCCTGTTCTTGTTCGTCAAAAATAATCACGCGCTGTGTTTCAATCTTTAGACAAAAGCCGGCGTCTTTCACTACCTTTTTCAGAAATTCTAAATCGGATTCGTCGGATTGTTCCGTATGGTCTAGGGTAGGATTGTCTTGACAATGCCAAGCGACCGTTAAGTTATTCTGTTTGGCAATATCTTCAGCAACAGCCTTGACCGTGATATTTTCCCATGTTCTATTTTTCTTTTCCCCGCGCAAGGTTGATTCTGCCTCAGCGCTTACTGCTTTGACCTCAACCGTGGTTGGCATTCCCTGCAACTCAATCTGGTCTACCTCATAGGTACCTACTTCGAATGTTTCCACGCCATCCGTGACGCTCTTACGCCCTAAGACGAAGAAGGTAATCTTCACCTTTGCGCCCGGCGCTGGATACCAATCATTTGCCCACAGTTCTGCACGGTCTTCAAGGGTAAGAGAAACATCATCGACCTGATCCGTCATGTTGTCTGTGTAGTCTACCGACAACAAATACTTCATAAGCTCTTCGGATATATCTTTTTCTTCCGTTTCGCCTTTTGGCGTGTACTTGACTTCACACCAAGCGCGGCGGGATAGGTAGGTTGAGGGGGGTAATTCTCCCTGCCATTTTTGCAAGGTATCGAATACGGACATTCTTCATCACCTTTTCCATGGCGGTACGGCTCGAGTGGAGCCCTTAATTATTTTAGGCAGGTTAAGCTTGATGCCCGCGGGAAAGATGGACAAGTCTCTATATTTCTGATTCGTTTCTATCAGAGCATGCATATACAGTTCGTTGCCATATACTTTATAGGCAATGCTGTCCCACATATCTCCTTGTATCGTGCTGTATATCGTTCTATTCATAGGATAAGCGCCTTTCGTTTGCTTGGATGCTTCGTAACATACGCGGCAGTTCCTGCTTGAACTTTTGCGCTTGCTCTTCCAGTGCCTGTCGGATCATATTTGCCGTGTTTGCGTCCGCCCCGCCTGAAATTGTAATCGTAGGAGAAAACTCCATCGTGAACGAGCCGCCTCTATTGAATGGGGCAACGGATATCTTCCGCGGTTCTGTTGGTATAGTATTACCGTTGCCACGCGGCATAACGCCTAAAGCTTTACTGCTTACGCCGGCGCTTATGCTTTCGCTTGCGCCGCCTTGCGGCATGACGCCCAACATTTGACCGGCTTGTTGCCATAGCGATAGAGCGCGTGCAGAGCCGTCAAGAGGAATTGCCGCTTCAGGACTGTCTTCAGCAAAGGTCGTTAAGAAGGCGCCCTTATTGAAAATGCCGCCGCTTGCCAGATGTTCCGTATCACCGCCGCCGCTTTTAAAGATATTAACGACGGCATTAATCGGTCTTGACAAGGCGGCCGTTAAGCTGTCCCACCAGCTTCGAATTGTCGCAACTGCACTCGAAACCCTTGCCTCGATAGAACTAAGTGCACTATGGACAGCTTGTACAGCCGAATCCCATGCCGCCGAAAGAGCAGCCATACAGGAATCCCAACCGGCTGAAATAGCTGCAACAGCTGTCGCGACAGCCGTTTGAATTGCCGCCCATGCCGCTTGAACAGAGGCTCTAAATCCTTCGTTGGTATTCCACAAAGAAATAAGAAGGCCAACGACACCGAACATGACACCAAGGACAGCTCCGATTTTAGACTGAATCATTTCCCATGCAGCTAATACCGCCGCTCTAAAGCCCTCGTTTGTGTTCCAAAGGTAGATGAGGACACTGACCAATATAGCAATAAGCCCAACGACAAAACCAATAGGATTCGCCATCATGGCGGCAGTGAGAATACGAAAGCCGATAGCAGCAAGCGTCAACCCTGTACGCAGTACCGTAAATACAACAGATAAGCGGCTGACAGCAGCGGCAAAAACCGCCATTTGTGCGGAAATAAAGCTAAAACCGGCAACGGCAATGGATATAGCCAGCAGTGTTGTTACAATAACAGCAATAGCTGCGGCAATAGCGGCAAGTGTTGCGACAAGTCCCGGATTCTGTTGTGCCCATTGGGCGAATCCTTGTACCACAGGCATTAATGCTACCGCAATCTGTGCAATATAAGGAGATAGCACCTGTCCAACGGTTATACCAACAGCCTCAGCGCTTGACTTGAATTGCTGCAGCTTGGCTTCCGTTGTCTCCATACGAGTGGCAGCTTCTTGATTCATACTGCCAGCGTATAAACTAGCATCGCCTACTTTATGCAGGTCTTCCGCCAATGTATCTAAGTTTGAAAGCAGCGGCGCAATAGCACCGATAGATTCTTTCCCGAATAGGTCATTTAATGTAGCGGCTTGTTCTTCAGCAGGCAACTTCTTAATCGCTTTCATGAGGTCAAGGATGGCACCTTTTGCGTCTGTCTGCATACGTTTCGCCATATCGGTTGCCGAAAAGCCTAGCTTTTGAAACGCTTCTTGCTGTGTTTTCGTAGCGCTTGCGCCAGCTGTCATACCTAGAATGAGGTTTTTGATACCAGTTGCGGCAACATCTGACTCAACGCCAGTAGAAACCATTGCCGCGCCTAGTGCCGCGATTTCACCTGACGCAACACCGCCAATCTCACCGAGAGGTCCGATACGCGTCACAACATCCGAAATCTTCGGAGCAGATGCCGATGTCGTATTCCCCAAATAATTGATTTTATCGGCAAGCGAAACGACTTCATCTTGGTTCATGTGGAAAGCTGTTCGCCATTTCGCCATCATATCGCCGGCCTGCTCTGCCGTTAGATCGAAAGCGATTCCCATCTTAATAGCAGATTCGGCAAATTCAAGCAGTCCTTCCTTGGCGATGCCTGCTTGCCCGCCCGCGGCGACAATCTTAGCTATATCATTCGCCGCCATAGGGAGCCGCTGTGACATGGCTAAGATATCGTTTCCCATCTCTTTGAACTGTTGCGGACTGTCAAAGTCAACGACCTTTCGAACATCCGCCATAGCGGATTCAAACTTGATCGCACTCTTTGTAGCCTCAACAAGCGGGGAAGTGATGGACTTCATAATGTCCATGCCGCCTTGAAAATTGATGGTTGCGGCGGCTAGTTTTGCGCTTGCGTCATCTCTTCGACCACGTGCCGCCGCCGCATTTTGCCTGTTGCCTCTTGCGGCTTGTGTGCGTGTTAATTCTGCTTGTAGTCTGCGTTGTTCACTGGCAAGATGTGTTGTATCAACGCCTGCGGCTCGAAGTGCCGCGCTGGTCTGTTGCAGGCGCGCGCGTTCTTCTGTTAGCGCTTGGCTAAGGGCACGGACTCTATTTTGTGCCGCTGTATAGGCGGCTTGCGATTCACGTGTTGCGCCGCCCTGTTGCCGCATGGCCTGTGCCGCCGCCCGTACGGCGGTTTGCGCTTGCCTAAATTCATTAGACAGCCTTCGAACGGTTGCCGCCTGCCTTGCGAAAGCGTCAATACTCGCTGATGAACCGCGCAATTGCGCAAGCCGGCGGTCTAAATCCGCCACGCTTGAGGCGGCATTTCTTAAGGATTCCGGGATCGCTCTGTCGATTTTGCCTTTTATTTCAAGCGCAAGCTCCATGATACGCCCAGCCATACACTGTTCACCGCCTTTTCAACAAAAGAAGACGCCCTATTTAGCTTTTGGCGTCTTTCTCTTCACGTCTTCGTTTTCTCGCTGTATTTCCGCGTTGATGATCTGCGTCCAGTCTTTGAATTCTGCAAGGGGCAAGGACAAGAAATACTCTATCGATGTATAGCTGTATTTCGCCATGCGCAAAGCAGAGACTTTAATCTCATTTAGTTCCCCGTATCGAGCAAAAAACTTTGTACCTTAATTGTGACGGCGATGAAGTCAGAGCCTGAAAGGGAAAGAATATCATCATAGCGCAAACCACTTGCCGCGGCCGCAACTGCCGCCTGATAAACCATAGAGGTTGAAGGAATCGTCATTGCCGGCTCTTTCTTCTTGGCTCTCTCGTAGCACTTCGTAAGGGTAAAACCTGTCACCTTGTCCCAATTGAAAACTACGCGGTCAACGCCGTTTTCAAACGGCTTTTTCAGCTTAATGACACTGGCCTCGTCAATGACTTCGGCAGGTTCCAAAACGGAAACATCGTTCTTTTTCTCATCCGCCATATTCTAATTCCTTTCTCACATGCCAATATTTGCACGTACTTCTCGCAGGAGGTCAACCCCGTCAATCACACATTTATAACCGAATTTGTCAATCTCAACGGTCGTTTTCCCGTCATACTCAATCTTAAGATAGTGCACTTCTATCGTGAATTCACTGTCTGTCGTTTCGCCGCGCTTAAGGGAACCCGGCTTCACGGATTTTATGCGGCCGCGCATAGCCGAACGCATCTGACTATGACTATAGGCGTTTGCCCCTGCGTCAAACCGCTGAATATCTGCATAGACATCTAACGTGATCGGACGGCCGGCGATAAGCGTCATGCCTTGTGCAGTTGGAACGCGCATCGTGATTTTCGCTTCCATCGAATCGATCTGACCTTCGACAGGGGCTTCAATCTTCCCGGATAGTCCCGCCCCCTCAACATCTGCGGTTAATGATTCGATTTCTGGTAGTTCTAGCTCTGTCGTCGGATAGAAATCTGCACTGCCGTTAATATAGGCTCGCGCGTCATTGATCATCTCGGGCGTCTTTGGCATATCTTGTCACCCCTTTAGTTGTCGAATAGTGCCGTGAAATTGTTAACGTCATACTCAATGATATCCTCGATATCCTGCGCAGGTACCGGCGGTGTAATCTTTGTGTGAATACGAATGATACCCGCTAGCAAGTCCGTCGTCGGATTTTCTTCTTCAAGGAATAGGACAGAGGCGCCAAGCAGGAAACCACGTGAGACAAGTCCGTTCAAGCGAATCTGTTCACTGTCAACAATCGTGCGAACAAGGCGCGGCATCAGCGGCTGATCTACTTTCTGCCAGTAATTCAGTATAAACGTCTGATACTGCCAATCGAACATGCGACGAACACAAATAAACGTATCTTTGACATCGCTCTTGCCAGGGAATGCGCCGGTATAGTTACCCCAGGATTTCCAGCCGCCGATAAAGTTCAAGCCCGTCATAACACCCTGCGAATTCAACAGGTTCGCTTGTGAATGTGTCAGATTGACTTCCTCGCCCGTCTTAAGACACATGCCGGTGATATGCATATCCTTGTTAGACGGCGATTCGTACGGTACATCGGTATTCGCCTGATCCATCACGCCGATAATGCCCATGATATGCGTTGACATATGGAAAAGCATGTCGCCGCTACGAACGCAGGGGAAACAGACAACCTCATTATTACCCGTATAACCGTTCTTGTTCTTCCATTCGTTCACATCCTGATAAGAAGTAACCTTTGCTGTATCGACATCGGTCAGTACAATACAGCGGAAAAGATTGTCGATATTCAGCGCCTTTGCCTGCATGACGGCGGCGACGGTCGGTTTTTCGGAATAGCCCGGTGCGGCGACAATGCCCGGCACCATGCCAAACCGCCCATAGATTTTATCGAGTTCCTCGAAAGAATTGATGATGTCATCCTCATGGACGAGCGACGTATCAACGAAGGAGAAACTAGCTTTGATATTTTGTGCAGCGTCTAGCGCGCCGCCCTTAATAATACCGATGACAAGTTCCCCATCGTCATTAAAAGCGGCTGTATAGTCGGTATTAAGCGCCCCGCCCTCGACAACAAGCGTATCTTTCAGCACAGCTTCCTGAATAATGGCTTCCTTATTCGCTGTTACCTCGTAGGTTTGTACCGATTTCGTGCTTTTGTGTTTCTTTGGGTCAAGAACGTTGACAAACACAATGGGATTCACCGCATAAAGCTTGAACTCCGTATACATCGCTTCCGAAAGCGTGTACTTGTCCCAATTATGATGATACCCAATAGCCTGAACCGCTTCATCCCAACTGTAGCAGATTACCGGCTTATTCACATACTTTGAAGGATTCTTCGTGAGATGAACCGGCGCCGTTCCGAAGACGACCGGTAAGCCCGCTGTCGTTTGCACCGTTGCAATGACGCTTGTCGCAATTTCCGACGCTTTCACGCCGTGGAAATATGCCATAGTGAAACCCCCTTTATTCCTTAATTTTGTGCTCCCTAAGCGCCTGCAAATAGAAGGTATGGAGCATTGAGCCTTTTCGCGCAATAGCTAAGCGCGCTTCGTGCAGGTCCTTAGGTGTCACAAATAATTTCTCGTAGACGGTACCTCGGTATTCTGTCGGGATACCCTCTTCCGCGATACTGTAGGTTTGGAGCATACGATCGCGGAAGGACGGCCCGATGTAAATCATCGGTGATGTTCTTTTCGTCTTCGGCTCCTTAGTTTCGGCGGGCGGTGTCATTTCCGCCTGCTGCGTGTCTCTTTCCTTTTCCATAGCACTTCACCATTTATGCTTCTAGGTGTCCATATCGGTTCCGGAAGGGTGACTTCAAATTCAACCACCCCTAACCATTGCGGGAATGGCTGGTCATCGGGAACGGTGATTTTCATCCCAGGTTTTATTTGCCATCGGTCGCATACGGGATTTTCTGAAAGCAGGAGAAAGCGAATCAGCTCCACCATATGATACAGGGAATCACTGCCGCGCCGCATATCTTCGTCATATACCGTAGCATAGGCAACGAGAGATACGCTTGAACGTTCCGCGCCGTCTTCGACCGTGTCCGGCCGTAAAACAATAGCAGGGCATAACGCTTGCATGTCTTCCCTTCTTGACGCCCTCGGCAGAAAGCCTGCGTAAACATCGACCGGCTTTCTTGTTTCCGTGCTGTTCATCGTATAGATTGCCGTTTCGCTGTATACCTTAAATTGTTCGCGGAGATAATCCGCTAATCCCTTGGCACAGTCTAAAGGTGTCATGCGATCACACCCCTAACCGATAGGAGATTTCATGCATGACGCGTGTTTCAAAGATTTCTCCAGCGCGCTCTTGCATTGCGTCCATAACCTCTGGATTCCCAAACAACTGGGGTACAGCGGGACCATAGATACCCCGGAGCGGGTAGCGTTCCTTGCCTCGACGCGCAACAAAGCGCCCGCCGATGGTAAACCCGCGCGGTACCTTCGCCCTGTTGCCACGCTTGACTGTCACAAATACCCCACGGCTGTTTCGTCTAGCAGAATATTTTGTGATGTTTTCCATACTGCCGCGAATACGGAGCCTTGCCCCTTCTCCGTTTGCCTGAATGCTCGCACGGCTTTTTAGATCCCCTGATTTTATTGTGTAGATAGCGCGTATACTTTTGGCGCCCATAGTCCTTGCCGCGGTTGCCGCACGTTTTGCAGACGCACGTATAACCTTTTGGAACATACCCATGTCGAGTTGACTTAACGCTTGCCTTAGATGTTCACTGCCTGTCAAGGTGATTTCAATAGACATACCCGCGCCCCCTTTGTGCATGGCTGTTATGCAGTGTAACCGACAGCATCCCCATATCCTCAATGGATGAGGCGACGATACAATAGACGCCGTCAATGGTCATCGCTGCGCCTTCGACGGGAGCTTCCCCAAAATCCTCTTTCTTGGCATGCAGGATAAAAAGTTCACCGTGTGTGACTTCAAAGCCATCATACTTTTCTGTTGCTTGAAAGCGCTTCTGCTCTGTCGGACTTTGTATGACGCAGGGAATCGTACGATAGGAAAACGCCCCGCCCGGCGCGGCTTCCATCCCGATTTCATGCGTATCGGCGAACGCATCCAGTGCAAGAAACACATCGAGGATATCGTCAGCTGCAAGCGTCTTAAAATCAGCCAATGCGAACGACAACGGACGTTGCATCTGCCGTCGCCGCCTCCAAGGCAACGCCCGCCGGAACAGCGCCAGCGCCAGATGCCGCGACAATGTTGCCGTCTTCTTCCTTGTAATAAACTGCTGCGCCTTGCTTAATTTCGCCGGCTGCCTTCGGAAGGGCGAACGCTCCGACAATAGCAACCGTACCAGTGGTATCCTTTGGGATATCCTGCACCGCGACGCCGATACCGCCCGTGAAGGCTACGACATCATGGTAAGCGACTGCCTTTGCTGTCGCTGTATAGGCTACTGTGTCGCCCCTATTAATGTAAACTGCTTTTGCCATGTCAAAACCTCCTTATTTACCTGCGTTTTTGTAAAGTCCCTTGGTGTCAAGAACTGTGACGCCATAGTCCATATAGATACGATAGCGAATGCCAAGCGTGTCAAAGGCAATTTGACTTTCAATCGTTGGCGACTGATTCCCGTTAAGGTAGGTGACCTCAATGGTATCCATGAGGGACGGATCCGCGGCAAGATACCAAGCCTTAGCGTCGATGGCGTCAAGTTCTGCATCACTCACTACCTGCATGGAATTCATCAGCGGGTTGATTACGCCGCTGTTCTTTGCGTCGGGGTCACTGGTTGAAGACAGCATCTGTCTAGCGAGAAATTCCTGTTCAGCAGGAACAAGCAAGAATTTAGGAACAACGTTAAGCATGGCTTCCCCGCGCAAGTTTTTCTGTTTGCGCATAGCAACGCGCCCGCTATTGATGGAAGGCAGCGAAACAGCCGCAGGAACAGCGGCAAGGTTGCCATTTGTCGCCGAATAATTGCTTGCGCTAGTGAGTTCCCTGTAGACAAGGCGATTAATTCCGCGCTTCGCGGCGGCGGCATAAAGGGCGGGGATACGCGTAAGCGCGCCAAGATCATCGTTAATGATCATTTGGCGCGTGAAAGTGAAGGAACGTCCAAACGTCAATACCTTTTTCTTTGCGCTGCCCTCGGTGAGTTCATCGTGTTTGAATTCGCCATTTTCCTTGACCTCTTCAAGTTCACCGGCTTCACTAAGGCGATACTGACTAGCTTCCTTGAAATCTACATTCGACCCGACGGATGTGAAATACTGAAAGGTCGTCGGTGCGTCTTCATAAGCCTTACCCATAGATTTGTTAGCGACGTTTGACAAAATGCCGGGGAGTGCTCCCGTACCCGTAAGCGCGGCACGTACCATTTCATCATCACTCATGCGGTGCACATTCGAAATGCCTTCCCGCGATAGAACATCTTCCATCATTGACCGCATGCCAAGCGCGCGCAACGCATCAGCCCCAGCCGCCGGCTTTTTTACCGCGATGCCCGCGCGCATAAGGAGCGCGTCCGTTGCCGCGTCTCTGTACTTATCGCCCTCGTCCGTTCCGACTTCAACCGTTGCTGTCGGAGGCTCTGTCTTAGCGGCGCGGGTAAGCACCTTCGTCTGTACTTCTTCCAGCGGCAAGCCCTTTTCGATATACTCGCTGGCTTCGACGTTAAAATGTCGACATAGTTCCGCAATGCTTGCCGCGCGGCGTCGTTCTGCTTCAACGGCGTCCATGTTACCCGTGTCATTCTTTTCTTTGTCCATCGTTTGACCTTCTTTCTTTTCCAGCTGTTTAACAGCAACGTTCATCGGCATTTCCTCGGAACGACCAACGCCAACCGTGGCATCTGCAGGAACGGAGACGATAGAAATCTCCATTGCTTCCCAATTTGACGCAACATAAGCGGGGCCATTCACGATTGTGCCGCTTGCCATACTTAATGTTTCGCCCGCGGGAACTTCGGCATACTCACGAACGACATAACCGACAGAAACACCCTTCAACGTGCCTGAAACAACCTTTTGATAGATGGTTTCTGCCATCTCATCCGTATCGAAGGTGACACTTGCATAAGCTTTCCCGCCGTCTGTCCATGCCTTGTCAATGTGCCCGAGGACAGCATCTCTATTATGATTGTAGAGCAGACAGCCGAGACCATCGACGAAACGATCCATAGTAAGTGCAGTATCATCGACTTGCAGGATTTCAATGCCAAACCCTCTTTCGTATGGCTCTTCACTGGCAAAGGAAACCGTAATCGTTCGCGTATCCTTGGCATCTGCGTTGTCAATGACGCCATCGCGCCTAAGAAATTGACTAGGCTTAATCGTCTGTGTCAACTTCACCGCTTTCTGTTTCACTGACAGAAACGCCCCCTTCCATATTCACCCCATAGGTTTCTTCTAAATTTTTGATGAACGCCTTTTCGGCGGCTCTTTGCGTCAATAACTCTTTCCAATCAGCACCGCTATTTTTAGCAATGACTGCAGATAGCGTTGTCTGATTGCTGTCAATGGCCGCCTTGTTCGCGTTGACCTCCTTGAGTGGATCGATCCAATCCCAGCCGGAAGAGTTCCAAGCGTGTTTCAAGTACTGCTCTTTTTTCTCCCAAAAGTCCGGAATGTCCAGCGTTCCAGCCGTGACCGCCGAGATGATAACCTCGCGATAAACGGCATCTAGAAAATGTTCCATGATATACCGCTGTATCCTCTCGTAGGTTCTCTTGTCCTCGAGTAAGCCTTGCCGCGCGGAAGAATAGTTGACTTGTGACATATCGCGGCTGATGGCTTCGTAAGAGAGTCCAAGCCCTGCACCGATTAGGCGCAGCATAATACTTAACATGTCTTTGGCGTTTGACGCTTGCCCGGAGGGAACCACGGCTTGCGCTTCGTCGCCTGGCTGTAATTCCTGAATCATCCCCGGGGTAACTGTTTTTCTTGGAAGACCGGTCTTTTTGTCGATTTTTACACCGCGCCCTAAACCGGAAGAGGGGAGCGCACGCTTGATGAACACGCCGAAACAGGCAAGGATTTTCTCTTTTAAACTGATGGTGTCGAGGTAGTCCTCTGCGTCTGCTATCCTTGTTATCGCCTGTGACATCGGCGACATTTCTCTTATCTGTGACGGGCTTTTCTTCTCCCATAGGGCAATCATGCGCTTTGCGGGTATGCGCTTCGGCTCCAGCTGTGACCATCCATCCGGCGTCTCTTGCCGAATCCAATAGGCAAGCGGCTTCCCGTATCGATTGACTTCAACCCCGCCGACAATCGAGCTTCCTTTAATCTGATACGTGACTAAGCTCTCGCCTTCAAGGTCAGAAACCTCTCTTGCTTGCAATTGGAAAGGTATACGCGGGTTGCCGCCATACGTTTTTATAAATAGAATCCCGCCGTCAATCTTCATGCGGCGGACGATCATGTTGCAAATCTCGTTAAATCCTTGCGCCCCGGTAATGTCGCAGTTTGCCGGCTTCGTCCACTCACGAAATACATCTTCAATCTCTTGATTGAGTGTTTCGTCACCGGTATCCGCTTGCGGTACAAAGCCGGAGCCAACAACGTTTCTTTCAAATGCCTCTATCACGGCATTCATGATGTCGCTATTTCGCTCAAGGTCTCTAGCCTTACGCCGCACGAAATCTCTCGACATCGCATTCAAGCGTTCAAGGTTGCCGTCCATCGGCGCCCAATCATCACGGCGGCGATGCATGTCGCCAGCGGTATAGGCTTGGCGGTAGGCTATGCGTTCATAGGCTTTTTTAGGGCTGAAGAATCCAATCACGCGATCCATGAAATTAATCCCTGGTGAATGCCCCAACATAACACCCCCCGCCGCTTTCCAGTGCCGTTATTTCTTGCTGTAATTTGCGTCTTTCCGCATACAAAGCCGAAAGACTGCCCCGCGTAAGGCTCCGGTTGCCTATCGTATAGGACTGCGCGCCCTGTTCGATCTTAGAAATGGCGTTGTTTAGTCCGGAAAGCTGTATTTTGAGTTCCTCTAACATCATGACAACCAGCCATCCCCTTTTTCTGTGATAAATTCGTCTGTTTCTTGTTGCACCTGCCGGCCTTCCACTCCGCCGTCAACAGCGCCGCTGTCCTTTTCGTCCAAATATCGAACCTGTAATAGGTCAGCTGCACAGGCGGCGTAAACTTCCGCGTCTAAATAGTGATTCTGTGCATGTGAGGTCTTCGGTACCCATGATTCCATGCGTCGTCCGCCCTTCACCGTCGCTATTTTATGTTCTGCCGTGACTTGCTCTGCATATTCAAGATCGGATTCAGCGTATGCCATCCAACAACCGCGGCCTAAAGGGCGGCGAAGGCGGGCGGCGATTAAATCCTTATAGGAATCGCCATTGACGATGTATAATGCTTGTCCATGATACTGTTTGCCGACCGCGTCAATAGCAGAGCGAGTGAATCTTCCTACTTTTTGCGTGACTGCACCTTTGACGGGAACGCACCAATCTGAATTCTGCAAGCAAAAATCATAAACGTCCTCTGTCGAATACCCCGAATCAATCGCGCAAAGGTTCACTTGCCATTTTAAGTCTCCGTCTTCGTCCGGCCATACCTTATTCATGATAGCTTCAATTTCTTCGAACGATTCCGCCCAACCATGCGCGATATTTTGGCTTGTCATTCGATACCCCCAAGCGCGAATCGTCCAATAAAAACCGCGTTTTTGAACGTCGACGCCCGCCGTAATGATTTGCGCCCATGACGGGACGATACCCATCGGGATGTCAGAGCGTCTATTTTGGACAGCTTCACTATCCATTGTTGCGGCTTTGTCTTCCCACGGTTCCCCTAGCCACGAATTGACGAAGTTCATGAGCGTCTCTGGATCATCTTTCGATGTTAGGAACTCGACAGCAACCATACCGAAGGTTAGCCATGGTGAATAGATACTATTGATTTGAAAGGCAACGGAGCGCGGGCGGCCTCGTCGTTGATTCAGTGGTTTCCATTCGCCCGCGCGCATCATCTGCATTTTTTGCCTGTCGTCGATCCGCCCCTTGCAGTATTCGCACTCGTAGTAAGATTGGTACTGTACAACGGTAGGGTCAGCCTCTCCAAATTGGTCGCGCGGCCATTTGATATTAGCGAATTGAAAGGCGATGGACTTGCCGCAGTGCGGGCAGGGCATCTCAAAGCGATAGCGAATGTCAGCGGCTTCGTATGCCTTGTAGATGGCGCCGGTCTTCAGCGTTGGTGTCGATATCTTCACGACCTTTGCAATAGGCCAGTTCTTCGTTCTTTCCTCAGCAAGCTTAATCGGGTTCGCCTCACGCCCCGACCATATCGGATATTTGTCTATTTCATCGAGCAAGACCACCGGCACCGACCATGACGCTAACTCTGACGGGGAGCGTGCGGAGGCGATGGCGGCAAACCCACCGTTGAATTTAATGAATTTGGCATCACTCTTCAGGTCTACCTTGCCTTTGAAGACTTCACGGTTGCTGAGGAACATTCGCTTTAGGCGATTCTCTGAAAACTTAATGCAAAGGTCGTCATCCGGCAGAACGTAGTAAATACGGCTTGGCTGCTGGTCAATGATGTAGCCGAGCATGTTGATCAAGGCTTCAGAACCGCCTATCTGCGTGCTTTTCAAGAAGACAATCTCTCGTATGGTTTCCTCTGAAAAGCAGTCCATGATTTTCTTCATATAGGGGACGCTTGAGGTATCCCACATACCGGGGCGACTTGTTTCTTCCTTGCTTAAGCTGCGGTATCTGTCTGCCCATTCCGAAACGGTGATTCTTTCCGGCGGGGTGAATATCTTGAGTGCTTCCTTGATGGCGTCTCTTAGGGTCTGCCTAACGCTTTCGACCGACTGACTTTTTGCCGTTGGCAAGCGTCTTCAGCCCCCTTTCTACCTCATCTTCTACCAAATTCGCTACATCGAAGGCGCAGTCTGGATACATGGTGTACAGATTCTGTAAAACCTTCGATTTTATGTTGAGCATCGCCTGTTTTACCTGACCAAATACGTCGGTAAGCTCTGCTTTTATGTCATCTACGGCGATGTATTCACCGACCATGACCTTACGTTTCATTTCCTCCATGTCCGCGCGGCTTTCACGATAGCGAACATCTGCCTTTAGTTTCTGTGCTTCGAGTGATTCGGGCTTGTTTTCAGCTGCATATTTCCATTCCATGACCTCACGAACGTTGTAAGTGTCTTTCGCAATCTTTGGACAGCCGCGTTTTGCCCATTCGTTTATCGTTCGTTGCGTGACGCCGAAAATCAGACTGACCACATTGGCACGGACGATCACTTGTCCGTCCTTTATCTCGAAGTCTTTTTTCCCTTTCGGCACGCCGATTGGCATAGCATTCCCCCTTCCTCGCGGAGCCCAATTTTTTCAAAAAACTTGCGTGAGTTTCCGGGCGTCTCACGACCCGCGCTGGGTTGCCCACCTCAAAAAGTACCTTATCCATTTTGAGACAACAAAACTTATTTTAACTTTACAATTAATATTATATTATTGCTGATTCAATGCATATAATGTTAAATTAGTTTCTACCATTGTCTGCTTGTAGAAGACAATGGACAAGGCGGCAAGGCTCAGCTCCGCTCACTCTTCAACCGGTACTGTCTAGCCTGCCAGTGATTGATTGCGTTAGTTTTGTTCAAGAATATTCCTTAATGCCGGAACAACTTCAGCGTAATACCGCCACGTCTCTACCTGCTTAGGACTGTATTCTGACTTAGAATAGAATAGCTTGCCGTATGTCGGTGTCTTCAGTCTATACAAATTTGCCAGCTTCCCGACGCGGTTTGCACTGATGCCCAGCCTTGCGCCGATTTCCTTCGCTGAATACGTCCGGCGATCCACCACGGGTAATGGAATCACCATCTCGCCTGCGACCATCTCTGCCGCTTTTGCTTGGCAAACTGCTTTGTACTCTGGAATCTCTACCCGTTCCGCAATCTTCAGCAGCAGCTTAGCCGCCCGCGTCCGAGAATCTCGATCCATCGCATCCGCCCGCTTTGCCTGTGCAGCGTTTGGCATTGGGTAACCACCCGTCTTGCGAATCGAAGGCAAGACCTCACTCGTCACCCAACGCTTGAACGCTTTCGCTGTTGGGAGTTTCGAACTGAAGACAAGACTATAAACACCAGATTCATTGATGATCGTCATATTAGGGTTTCCCTGAATACCGTCACGAATCGTTACGGTATTTTTGTCTTCCTCATCCACATGATCTGCTAATGCCTTCCGTGAATTCGTGTACCCGAGAGCCGCTGCAACATCCTTCCCTACAAACCACGGCTCATCATCTAGTACTACCGTCCGAATCTTTCCGAATTCTGCATTTTCAAAAATTTGCAAGGCTCTCATTTTGATCTCCTTGTGCGGTACATATTAAGTATCAAAAAAGCAGCCATCTTATCGAAATAGCTGCCTTTTTATGCTATTATCCACTTTTACTCAACCGCTCTTATGTTATGTCCATATACGCGCTCCATTGCCTCACGGGTAATGAGCCATACGCAACCGGACTTCCTATATTCTCCGGGTTGAAACCGTGGTGGGTAGCCTCGCTGCCCGGTGCAAGCTTTGCGGATGGATGATTCACTGATGTTGTACAACTGCGCCGCTTCGCTCGCTGTCAGTATGTCGTCTATTCTCAAGAGGATCACGATCCTGTTTACTTAAATCTTTATAGTCCTGCACCCATTTTCTTAAGTACCAGCCGAATATACTCCCGCCTATAAAGTATGGAATACCTATAACTCGCTCCATCATGAAAAGCACAGCTACAAAAAGTAGTATACAAACTGCGATACATAGCAGTGGCATGTACTTGACGTATCTCTCTTTCATGTTGTTCTCCCCCCATTCTTATGATAAACTAAGGGCAAGGCAGATACCTTGGAATATCTGCCCGCCTAAGCCTTTAACGTCTACGCCGCTGCTTCTTGTGCTTACGCCGTTTCGCTTTAGGCTTTTTCTTGTCCATTAGCCGCCTTAACAACAGTTGCTTGCTTTTCTTAATTAAGAAATTAAGCACGCTAGTTATCAGCCAAACTAACACTGGAACAAGAATGTCTTTCAGATCTATCCCATACGCATCACCTCCTCTTATCTTATATAATATCTCGATATCGGTATATTATCAAGTAATAAGAGGAGGATTTCTTTTGCAGAAATTCCACTAAAAAAGGCAACCCGTGAATTGACAACGGATTACCCTTTTTAGCTTTTTGAGTTACAAATAGGAAAGGAAAAGCGAGTGTCCCCACGTTCTTGAAGGAAAACGCAAGTTATAGTCAGGAAAGAGTTATCGCCGAACCCTTTCTAACTATGTTATTAGTATAGCATATAAAAGTGCCCCTTTTGTGCAACACTTTTTTAATTTTATTCTAATCTTCCCAAACTTTTACGAGACCCAATTGGCAGGCAAGCTCTACACCATACGAACAGAAACGATGTACAAGGTAATATATCGCGCGTTTGCTGTAGCCGCCGATCTTAACCATAATCTCAACCGGCGACATCCGACGGCTGTAATACAGTCGAAGAATCCGCGCTTCTTGTTCACTCACCCTTCCATAGCAGACATCGCAAACATACAGCCAACTTTCCGGCTTATGAATGACGCGCCCCGTCGCAAGGGTGACAGACTGCAAAGGGGTTGCACGCCTCACCGCCGCGCTTCCTGTAGGATCACTTATACCATGCCCGCCCCCTATTACATGAACGGCGCCGCTGTCCTCTCTTCGCGCTCTCACAGCTTGCCGAATAGCTCGTTCTTCATAAAAAACATTGTCTACTTGCCAATAAGCGGCTTTTCTTCGCTCCATTTTCAGCCTCTTTCCTCTTGCATTAATTCCAGCTGATGATATTGTCGATCATCTACCGGATTTTCACATAGCGCATAACGCAATGCCGCGCGCCATCCATGACCGACATCTTTCATGCCACCCGAGGCGGCATTTGTTATTGTATACAGCCACCAGCGCTCTTCCGGCTGCAGCTCCAGCCAATTTCTCAGTGCTGTCGATATACCGGATGGCGCGTTTTCCTCGACCGCCCATAGAAGAACCATTAATTCCTTGCCGAATAGTTTTTCAAGCGGAACGCCGCCGCTTGAGAACTTTCCTACAGGAATCCTGCTTTGCTTCAGGCGGCTATTGAACTCATTCTTAACGGTATCTGCCATGAGGCGCCACTTACTGCGCGGCATCGTCGCCTTTAACCGATCTTCCTCACATCGGATTTCCTGCGTTCCGTTCGAATCCCAATGATAGCGTTCATAAACAGAAATGATTTCACTCGCCTTTCGCCCTGCCGGAATCACGACATAGAAGTGATATTCCAGTTCTTCCGGCTTAAAGCCAAAGCCGATATATTGAGTCTTCTTCATGGCTGATGCTGAGGGAAAGACCCGCAATCCCCCTTCCCTCCTTCCCCGTCTAGCTGCCCTAACAAATCGACCAATTCCTTTTTCCACGGGAATAGCTGTTGCCGCGTCTCGTTCCAAAAATCCTCTGTCCAGCGATTGGGTGCATACACCGGCCTCAGGCTATAGCCGAAACGCTTATGCCTTACTAACTCCGTCCCTACCCCGCGAATAAAAAGCAATGTGGCATACAGCGCTTTATCCACGTTCCTCGCTTTGGTTAGCAGCACCATCCAGAGAAAGGAATCCGAGGGGAACGCTTCCCCCGCTGGATCACAGGACGCGTATTCGGTCATTTCCTGTGAAGATTTGTTTAGCGTCCGGAACGCTTCCGCTTCAATCCGTTGCGAAAGTCTTTCCACTTGTTCTTGAAAACTTGTCTTTGGCTTTTCCAGTGATTTGAAATCTGCCATCTGCTCTCTCATCCTTTCAAAACCCGTAAAATAGGACTAAAACCCTACATTTTCACAAATTTTGCTCATTCCTTTCTAAAAAGTTGTAACCGGTTACAAGTTTTTTAAGGAGTTGTAACCCCTACAACCCCAGTAATACCAACGGAGTTTAGTCGCGGTTACAACAGTTACAACTTTTTTTTGAGGTATGTATATGTAAGTAAATGACCACCACCTTGCTGAAGGTGGTCAAAATTCCTATATATATGTATATATTAGTTGTAACTGTTGTAACTGTTGTAACCAGTATCTATAAAACCCTTGCTATTGCTAGCTTTATGACGGTTACAACTTTTTATATTTTTTGAGCACTAGTTACAACTTTGTTGTAACCGTCATAAAATCATAAAGACTAGACTAGATATCCACATCCAACAAATGTACAACACGAATTGACTTTTGATTTCTCTTTCTTACGACTGAAAATACTGTTTTTATCCCCTGCGTACTCGTTTCAATCCCTCCCTTCTCTGCTAAGTCCCGCATTGCTTTTACTGGAGGGAATCCTTCCGCCTTGAGTGCTTGCTTTAGTATTGTCGGGTAGATATACGTTTCGCCAAGTTCCATAAATCCGTATTCCGGAGAGACTGGTGTTTTGTCAGCTAGTCCGGGGCATCCGTCGAAATGGTATTTGTTTGCTTCCACCCAATCACGGACGAAGGCAAGCACGCGGGGCGCGTCTTCAATGTCCTTACGTGTCTGCATACCATCTAAAGTGGTGCAGGCTAAAGCAAACGCCGCCCTTGCCGCCTCTTCCTCATCCATGCCAAAGAGCCACAGTGAGGCGTATAGATCTGCAATGGCAACAAGTGAGACATTCGCTATATGTGGCGCGAAATTGTCGGGATAGAGTTCAACAAGACGTTCATTCAGCTTCTTGAAGTCGGAACGAATCTTTTCAAATCCTTCTTCCTGCAAACGCTTAAGGAACTCGACGCCTGCTGTACCGTGCGTTTCCGCCGTGAATCCGTAAAGCTCCTGTGCTAACCGATCTTCCAGCACCGGCGCCGCGTGGAGTTCAATCAGACGCGTCTTGACGCCCTGCACCGAAGTGTCCTGCGAAAGGGGTTCTTCCCCCGTTGCCATGGCAATGGTTCGCCATGTCGCTGTTCTTCGGATACCGGAACGACTGGCACGTATCTTGCCGCGTCCGCCCTCGATGGTATATACCAAACTCTCCAATGCCTCTTGTTTGCCCATCGCCCCGCTGGCAACCTGCCGCTCATTAATGGCGAGCGGAAAGTCATTGCTGTATTCTGCCGCCCGTTCCAGTCCGTTTGCTGTAGCAAGGAAGGACTTCATCAGCCTTGCAGGGTTTCCCCATACACTCATGGCCATATGGAGCGCCGCCGTCTTGCCGCCGCCGGATTGTCCCCAGAGATATATAACGAAGTTGCGCGCCTTCAGGGGTTTTAATAGTACCGTCGCGAATGCCGCTGCCAAAAAGAACCGCGCAAACGGTGATCGTCTCACTTCCTTGGCTTTTTCAAGCCATGCAGCAAGCTCCCCTGCTTGCGTGAATGCCCCCGTCACCTCCCCGTTATCCGCAATGTCGACGATGTAGTCTTTGCTGTTTGGCATGACAAACGTTTCACATCCCTTCGGGCGCCAGCCAATCGTTGACACGGACTTAACCTCCGGAATGATGTCACGGTTCAGCGATTCAAGCATAAGCAGATATCTGACGGCATGTTTTGCCGTTTCGCTGGAAACCATCAGCCCTAAATCCGAAAGACTGACGATTCCGCGCGCGGCCAGAAGTGTTGAACGCTCAACGATTGCCCTCTGCCATTTACCGCCGCGCTTAAAAGCGATTTCTGTTTTTAGCGTCTCATTGTCGATGTTCCGAACCTGTCTGGTGATGAGCAAAGGTGACGAAGATGCTAAATAGGTTATCGGCATGCCCTGCGGGTTTAGTTTGGATTCGTGAACGCCATCCTCCCCAAAAGAAAATCCTTGGGGTATTTTCAGTGAAATGGGGCTGTCTTCCATGACCGCCGTTGTTCCCGCTTCGGCGGCTTCCATTGCCGCCTGCGCCGTTTCGATCCTTGCCTGTTTCATGGCGGCTTTCAGATCGTTCTTATTGACGCGCCCGGTACATGCCTCATAGAACCGTGCATAGGTTTCGGGGTCAACATTACGTGTGATGTTCAAATTCTTTATGAATTCAGTATTGCTTAATAGCTCCTCGGTCGGTGCGGCCGTTGCCCGAATCTGTGCTACCGCCCGCCCAACATATCCCGTTGCCCATGCACATGGTGACTTCACGCCGGGACAGTTCGTGCACTCGCGAAATCCTAATTCATGAATGTAAGCGCATGTTTCCGGATGGCAATCTTGCTTCCAGTGGTCAATTTTCTTTTGTGTTTCGACAGGATCGAAATTCTCCCCCTGCCATGCTTGAACGAGTTCCACAATGACGGCATCGCCGCCCGCCGCCCGTACGATATTGGAGCCGGCGGCTTTCCAGATGGGCTCTGGAAGTTCTTTGTAGCGCGCAAGAAAATACTGGATGAAACGACAATTCGCGGTTAGGTATGAAACCGTTCCGTCACTGTCTTTAGCAATAAATCCGCCCTCTCTGCGTTTTTCGTTGTTTCGCTGTATTTCACGTACAGCAGGTAAGAAGTCGAAATCCTCATAGTTGTATCGCTTGTCCGATTGCGCCGCATATACGCGAACCGCATGCGCTTTCGATGGGTTTTTATGATTATGTGTACCGGGCATACGCAAGACGCGCGGTAAATCTGCTGTATTGTCAAGATGCCAGCCACGCGCGGCAAATCGCTCTTGCATAAACCCTTGATACCGCCGCAATACGTCGCCGCCCTCGTTAGGGTCTAACGGCTCCTTAAAGACGATATACACATGACAGCCGCCGCCCGTGGCAATCACATAGGTGGCACCGCCTATCTCGTTCACCGGTGCAAGGGCTGTTTCTATGTCCGGCGGTAAGTTTTGGCTTGCGTGAACGCCCGTTTTGCAGTCGATATCGATCCATATCGCCGGCACAGCAACGACATCGCCTGCCTTTGCGCGTTCGTGTTTGCCGCAGGGGGAGGCGGTAAGGCTAACACCGAAATAAACATCTCGCCCTAAAGCATCAAGTTCTTTCGCCTTGCTTGCCATAGCTTCAAGCTCTGTCACGCGAAAGCTATAGGTTAACTTGTCGGGCATTGTCCAGAGATAGGTATAGAGATTTTCGTCTGCACCGCCAAACAGTGTTTCAAGGAATTCTTTCAATTTGCCCGCCCTCCTTCTAATATGTCGATTGCTTCAGCGGGCGACCGTGCAACACCACCAATCGCCCCGTTTTCCTGCAAGAAATGAATGACTGCTTCTTGTTCCTTACGCAGTTTCCCCGCCTTCGTCTTCACCTCTAGAAAAATAAAGGCGCCAATCGTTTGCCCGATCATTTCCTTTGTAATCTTTATCGGCTTAATGCCGAATAAATCGGGAAACCCTTTCGGAAGACCTGTCTGAAAAGGGCGGGCATCCTCGAGAACCAACGAGCCGCCGCGCCTTTCGCGAATGTGCCCCTGAAAGCCGGTGCCAACATTGGCACGAAAGAGCGTCCCTGCTTTTTTGGCGGATACCGCTAAGCGGATTTTGTTTTGTATCGCGTGTTCTGATTCCGTCATTTCTATCCTTTCCTATGGCGCGCTCTTGCGATATGTGTCACCCATCGCATGGAATACCCGCGGCGAATCGCTATGGCTTCCAGTTCCTGAATCGTCCTTGCCCTTCCGACCTCTTGCCGTTTCTTTCGCTTTAGTTCCTCAATGCGAACAAGCTGTCCGTCACTCTCTGTCGCTTTGCGTCCTTCCGTGCGAAAGACATAACCACAGCTTGAACAAACCTTAGCCTGCGCCGGCAACGCTGCAAAACATTTGGGGCATTGGCGAATCGGCGTCGCGTCACGCACTCGCTTTCTCCTGGCTTTTTCTTCCAGCGTCCATTCCCGCTCTTCGTCCGGTAAGCCGTGCTGAAAGACATTGCCCACATGATCAATGATGACGGCGCGCTTCTTGGGATTGTGATCATCGCGGCGCATGGCACGCATAGCCTGCTGTATATACAACGTGAGGGACTTTGTCGGGCGCGCAAGAATAACCGCGTCAAGCGCGGGAACATCAAACCCCTCGCCGAATAGTTCACAATTGCACAGCACGTTGATTTTTCCCTCGCGGAAGGCGGCAATACAGTTCGCTCGTCTTGCCGGGGCGGTATCCCCATCGACATGACAGGCGGCGATGCCTTCCTTTTGAAACGCCGCGGCGATATGCTCCGAGTGCTCGCGGCTGATACAGTAGACAATGGCTCGTTTGCCGTCTGCATACTTTTTGTAGTTCTTGACGACATCGCCGATGATCATAGCGTCGTCGATTTGCGCGGCTACATCGCTCTTGACGTATTCGCCATAGCGAACGCGCGCAAGTTTCGGGTCAAACTTTGTCGGCGGCGCGTAATAGTCATAAGGCGCAAGGTTGCCTTCGGCAATCAATTCTTTCACCGTTGCACCCAGTACCAGCGATTCAAATACGCTCCCTAAGCCGGAACCGTTCAGCCTCGTTGGTGTCGCCGTCAAGCCCAAAACGTAAGCCTTAGGAAACGCCGTAAGAATCTTTTGATAAGTGCTCGCCATGATGTGATGACACTCGTCACAGATGAGGAAGTCCGGCGGCTGTAATTTGTCAAGGCGTCTGGATAGTGTTTGCACACTTGCGATGTGCACGGGAGAATCATCCACCACGCGTGCCCCTTTCAGGATTAAACTATGATTGATGCCTAACCTTTGAAATGCCCTGCTCGTTTGTTCGATTAATTCCTTGCGGTGTACCATGAATAAAACGCGGCGCCCCCTCACGAGAGCACCGCGCGCCATCCATCCCGCCATGACCGTCTTTCCACTGCCGCAGGGGGCAACCGCGCAAACGCGCCTTTTCCCGATAGCAAACTCATGACGGATATCGTCAATGAATTGCTCTTGGTATGGTCTTAGCGTAAACATGATAGTTCCTTAAAAGGGCAAATCTTCAGGCGCCACATTCGCAAATCCCGCCGGCGGTATGGTCTGTACAGGCGGCGGTGTCTGCGTCTGCGGTTTCGCCTGCGGCATGGCAGGCGGTCGCTGCGATTCGGCGCGTGTGTCAACAAAATCGAACCCGTTGAGGGAGACAGCAACCGATGGACGCGCCGCGCCTTGGTTGTCTGTCCATGCGCTCACGTCGCGAATTTCGCCATGTACAACAATACGCGAGCCTTTTGTAAAGTTCCTTGCGATGGTTTCCCCCATGCGGCCGAAGGCGGCGACATGGACGAATAACGTCTTGTAATTGCCTGTATCATCCTTCGTTGGCAGCTGTGTCGCAACGGTGAAAGTGGTGTATTGCGTTCCCCCTTGCGAGGTCTTCGTCTCTGCGTCCTTTGTCAATCTGCCGAAAAAACTGGTATTCATGGTATTTGCCTCCTAAATGATTAATGGAACTTCTTCCCTGCAAATTGCTTGCCTTGCGCTAACTCGCTTTTGCAGTACCCTAAAAGGTCTTCTATCGTCTTCGTGTATAATTCGTCTCCGATCGGCAGGGAAAGTGATTTTGCGCGCTTTGCAATATATTCCTCCATGTTGCCGCTAAACCCGGCATAGCGCCAAAGGCGGCTAAGTTCTGCCTTCGGCGAGGCGCCATGGTTCCATGTAAAGCCCTCGTCAGCCGTTTCCGCCGGCGCTCCCATCACCCCATTGAGCACATCCGCTTCCACGATTTCAAACGCCATGGTATAAAGATAGCGGCGTGTATAGGTGAGAGCCGCGCCGAGATTCTGCACCGGATGACAGGCCTTTAGCTGTGCCGTGCTCATCGGGCAGGAAAAGACGATCGTATTCTTGGGTAACTCCATGTCTATGATGGTCAGTGAGGCATACGTGCCATCTTTTGCCACCGAAAACACCGGGCTAAACTTTAGCTTTTCTCCAAGCTGCTGAATTTGCGGCAGAAAGTCCCCGAGTTCGTAATAAGAAAAATTACTAAACGTGTTCTTCCCGGACTTCTTAATGTGCATCTTGGCAAGTGCAATGCGTGCCGCCTGTAGCTTTTGGTAAATGTTGACTTTACTTTCTTTCATTGAATTCTTAATCCGCGCCCCTGAACGAGCCGCGCCCCCTTGATTTCTTTGCCTGTCTTCAGTACTTCCTTGATACGATCTTTCGCCGGCACATACTTGCTTGGCACCACGTCAAACCATTTAATGGGTAAGATTTTTTCGTTCAGCTCCAGCGCGGGCGGGTTGTTCTGTACCCGCATTGTCCCGTAATCTGTTACCACCTTCCGCTTACCGGCGGCATCCAGCGCCTGCACGCACATTGTTTGTATCCCTTTGATACGGTTGTCCAGGAAACGCGCCTGCCTGGTCAGTCGGTCTGCCTCATGACGGAACGCCGCCCGCCGCGCCTCAAGCTCCCGAAGAAGACCGATACAGTTCTTTACTTTCTCCTCCATCGCTCCTTCAACCACCTGTAAACCTTCCTCCACAGCGGCGAGGTCAACGTTTTCGTCCAGCACCAAATCAAACAGCTGATTGTACGCATCCGCCAAATCAAAGAGCCTTGCTTGCATCTTCTCCTACTCCTTCCATCCAGTCAGCATCTTCGTCTGACACCGCCCATGCCTTAAGCTGCGCATCCCGCACCGCAAGCGCCTTTTCGATCACAGGCCAAGAACGATAGTGTACGCGGGTTTCCTCGCGAATGGATCTGCCGCGTAACACATAGAGCAGACATTCAATCGTTCTAAAATTGTAATCGCTCGCCGTTTTCGCTTGGAACAAAGCCCTGCCGTGGTAACGCATCATCTTAACTTCTAAAACCACTTCTCCCCGCCTCTTCGCGGTTGCCAAAGCCTCAGCAAAACTTTTCGGTAAACGTTTTGGTACCTTCATTTTCTTTCCCTTTCCTTTTTTAGTGTCTTGTCTTCCCGTTCTAATACATACAGGCACCGCCTGCGTCCGCGTCCATAAGGAACAAATTTTGCATAAATTTCTGATTCCCAATCGCTTTGCGCCTTGCCGTTGGCGCAGCATTCGGGGTAAGGGCAGTGAAAACACTGCTCCCCCGGTGTGCAAATACATTTCTTTCGCCCGCCCATGGTGAGCCTCCTAACCTCATGCGAGACAAATGCCCGCATAACATCCGATGAGAAACCCGACAGCAAACGCGAGGACGGCGATAAGCAAAAATATACGGGAATCGGCATCGATCACATCCAGGAACGCTTTGAGGTGCGGGCTTAGATGTCGTTTTGTCTTTAAATGAGATTCCAAAGGAGATTCACTCCTTTCTGTTCCATTTCGTCTTGCGCCTCTTTTGCTGTTGCCATGTTAGCATTCGCTATGTTTGAATACGCTTTTTTAGCTCTTACATACAGTTCTTCGTTCATCGCTCCTATTAATTTTTCTGTAAACTCCTTTGCAAGCGATTCCGCCTTTACTTCTTTTTCCTCAAGCTGTTCCGCCTTCATGTTTTCTTCTACAAACTGTTCCATTTTTGTTTTTATTACTTCCCTGAACTGACCTAGCATTTCCGTCGTAATAGCGTAGGTCTTATATGGATCCCAGTTGACGATTTCCTCCGACAGGAAACGCCAATTTGTATGATGAAACTCAACCCTTTCTGCCACTTTTTTGTTAGCGTCGATGGACAGGTTGCAATGGATCGTATAGAAACCTATTCTGTCCGCCATTGTGATACGGTATTGCGCTCCGCGAAAATAGCGCTTAAATTCCTTGTGAATGATTTGAGCCCCTCGTAGTCTTTGGATACTTAGAATCGCCTGTTCTAATTCTTTCGGTAGGCGTTTTGGCATTTTCCCTTCAAACATTTTTCTTTCTCCCTTCCTAACTACCGTTTATTGTGCTATAATAAACAAAGATGAATCCTTTCAAGAGATTCTTCCATCTTGCCTCACGTTTTGCCGTGAGGCTTTTTCTTATTCGTCCATACTTTCTTGGCGGCGCTTTTGACGGCGCTTTCGTTGGGCTTCTAGAATCTCTTGGCGGTGTTGTTGACGATATGCTCGCTGATATTCTAGAATTTTTTGGCGGTGTTGCTGGTAATACGCGCGTTTGCGTTCACGTATCTCTTGGCGATGTTGTTGACGATATGCTCGATCGTATTCACGTATCTCTTGGCGATGTTGCTGACGATACGCTCGCTGATATTCTTGCGCCTTGGATGATGTTCTCGATCCATATTCCAACATCGCCTTTTCTTCTTCTGAGAGCCGGGAACCATCCGGATTAACGCAATCTGGATAGGGGCAATTAAAACAGCCCTTGCCGGGGTTACATCCTTTCGGTAATGTGTTCATAGCCATGTAGTCCCTCCATCCGTGAGGCTTTTTCCTATTCGCCCAGAATCTCTTGGCGGCGCTTTTGACGGCGCTTTCGTTGGGCTTCTAGAATCTCTTGGCGGTGTTGCTGGTAATACGCGCGTTTGCGTTCACGTATCTCTTGGCGATGTTGTTGACGATACGCTCGGTTGTGTTCACGTATCTCTTGGCGATGTTGCTGACGATACGCTCGGTTGTATTCTTGTGCCTTGGATGTTCTCGATCCACATTCCAACATCGTCTTTTCTTCTTCGGACAGCCGGGAACCATCCGGATTAATGCAATCTGGATAAGGGCAATTAAAACAGCCCTTGCCGGGGTTACATCCTTTCGGAAAAGTCTTGCTGTCCATGCAGCCCCTCCATGATTTCCGCCAGTGTCGGCGCGTAATGCATCGCGTCATCCGTTAGCTGTCCGCGCCTGTCTGCATCTGAAAACAGCCCCACGCGTGCTTTCACAATGTCTAATGCCTCTTCTCGATTCATAGCTTCCTCCTACTCTGCCAAATGGCATAAATAAATACCTGTCAAAACACCCAATAAGAACCCAGCCGCCCCGACCAGACCAAACGCAAGCAGCCCATAAAGCGGGCGCCTGCCGTCATTTAGCACCATGCCGCCCCTCCTTAACCATAGACCTCAATGAAGATGTACAACGCCGCCAAGAAGGCAATGACGCCCAAGATATCCGCTGTAATTTCCAAAAACTTTTGAATCTTCCGATTTAAATGCCGCTTACCACGCTTCATAATGATTCCTCCTTAACGCCTTTGCATACCCTGCAAGAACTTATTGACAAAGTAAACTTGCCCTTTGCCTGTCACTTTTGTGGTGCGTGTCACATGGTTCGCGCCGTCGCCGCCTACGATGGAACGCTCCTTCACTTCGAAAAGTCCGTACTCCATTGCACGTTGCGTCGGAATGTTCTTGTCTGCACCGCTCTTAATTAAGAACCCGTTTTCTCGCATCCACTGGAATAGGCGTTTCTGTCCGATGTCTACCCCATTTTGTTTGATCAGTTTTGCTAGCCCGCCGATCAGGATAGATGTCTCCGAGGTGCTTACCGCGTCTGCAAAGAGTGCTTTCGGCTGCATCTTGGCAATTTGTGCTCCTTGTTCATCTGCCAGCTTTGAGAGCGCCTGCCGCTTTTGACGCTCTGCCTTTAGCTCTGTCGCTAAGCGAATCATCACATCAGGATTCATCAGCGCCTCTTCGACCTTCTCCGGCGTCATATACCCGCCATGCTTGCGGATCGCTGGCAAGACTTCACTCGTCACCCAACGCTTGAATGCTTTTGCCGTCGGAAGTTTCGAGCTAAAGACAAGGCTATAAACACCAGATTCATTAATGACAATGGTTTTGCTTTTGTAGTTCGAACCACTCCCCTGAATCAGGGTACTGGTTTTGTCTTCTTCATCAACGTGGTTTGCAATAGCATTTTCCGGCTTTGCATACCCGAGCGCCGTCGCAACATCTTTCCCAATGAACCACGGCTCATTGTCGATAACAACGGTCCGAATCTTTCCGAACATGGCATTTTCAAAAATCTGCAATTCGTTCATACTGTTCCCTTTCTTATGTGTGGTATTATTAATATGGAAGGTGGTGTAATATGAATCATCTAAAAGAATTACGTGCGCAAAAAGGATATACGCAGTCGGAGTTGGGGAAAATGTTAGGTGTGTCTGCAAGTACGATAGGCATGTACGAACAAGGTCGCCGTGAACCAGATAAAAAGATGCTGCGAAAGATTTCACGCTTATTCACCGTGTCCATTGATTACTTGTTGGGTAACACACCTAGTGAGACAGGCGAACCATTAACACATTCTCCAGAAGACGCAAACACATTAAAGAAATACCGTCAATTATCCCGCGCGGCGCAAGATCAATTAAACAACTATCTTGATTTTCTGCTTGCACAGGAAACACGAGCCGCTACTAAGTGTAAAAAGGCAATGTGATTGTGTTGAGTTCCTCCTGCATCGTGATGGATAACCCATCTCCCCCCGGCAGGTATTTTTCTATGATGGAGCGCGGCCGAAACTCCGGAGCTACGAAGTCAACAACGGCGCGGTATTGCTGGTGTCCCCCGGCTTTAGCCGTGGGGAGTGTCACTTTCCTTCTCCTTTCTCAATTTGCTTAATACGGGAGCAAGTCCCCCCGTATATGTTGGGAGCTCTCTGATGTAGTCGACTAGGTCACTATAGGCTACTTTTCGCGTTGAGCTCCCTTTTTCTAGTCTCCATACGATTTCCCCGCGGGTCATCCGTATAGAGACGGTTACAGGAGAGCATCCAAGAATTTTTGCGACTTCCTTCACGTTAAGAAGTCTTTCTTCGATACGCTCTTCCTCCATTGCCTTGACCTCCTTTAGCAAGCCTGCGACTTCTTTTAGCAGCTTGGTAAGGTCTGCTTGGGTCGCTTCGTGCTCTTGCTCTACTTCCAAGAAGGCGGCAAGGAGCCTTTCTTTCGTCACGATCAATTTTCCTTTCTGATTGGTCTCGCATGCCCGCTTACGCGGTTTTTTACTTGATTTTGATATCTTTTACAATTTTTTATTGTTATAAAAGACATCAAAAAACATTTTTTCCATGGGAATGCCGCTATCAACCTCTAATTGTTTCATGATTTTTACTCTGGGGATAGACTTTCCATTTTCCCATTTTTCCCATGCTTGCTGCGTTACTCCATAGAGTTTTGCGATTTCT